GTCTTCCGCTGTCTCTCCCTGAGGCTCCACGGACGCCGTCAGCGCCACCAGGAGGCCGTGTGGCTGCTCGCAAGCCGAGTCGTGGACTACCACCGCAGAGCCGACTCGACGACCTGACAGCGGCTCGGAGCCGACTGATCGAGGCGCTCGCTGCTGCCGATGTGCGAGAGCTGCCAGCGATCGTGCGCGAGCTGCGGGCGGTGCTGGTCGAACTCGACGAGTTGAAGCCGGCCGAGAAGGGGAACGCTGTCGATGACCTCGCTGCTCGACGAGCCGCTCGTCGGAAGTCAACAGCCGACGCTGCTCGTTGAACCGGGCGGCGTCTCCAGCGCTGGCGCGGAGGCGGTCGAGCTTGCCAGGTCGGCCGGCCTGCTGTTGGACCCGTGGCAGGAGCTGGTGCTCGAAGGCGCGCTGGCTGAACGTGCCGACGGCAAGTGGGCAGCGTTCGAGTGCGGTGTCGTCGTGTCACGCCAGAACGGGAAGGGCGCGATCCTCGAAGCGCGCGAGCTGGCCGGCCTGTTCCTGTTCGGCGAGGAACTGATCCTGCACAGCGCACATGAGTTCAAGACTGCGCTGGAAGCGTTCCGCCGGGTGCTCACGCTTGTGCAGAACACTCCCGACCTGGAGGCGAAGGTCGCGAACGTGCGGACGTCGCACGGCGAGGAGTGCATCGAGTTGAAGACCGGCGCACGGCTGCGGTTCGTCGCCAGGTCGAAGTCATCGGCCCGAGGCTTCTCGGGCGACACGGTGATTCTCGACGAGGCGTACCTGCTGCCGTCGGCGGCGATGGCGGCGCTGCTGCCGACGTTGTCGGCTCGACCGAACCCGCAGGTCTGGTACACGACGTCGGCACCACCTGCAGTCGATGAGGGGTCCGAGCAGATTCGACGGCTCCGTGCACGCGCCCAGTCGTCCGAGCCGGGGCGACTGTTCTGGGCTGAGTGGTCGAACGACACGAAGGTCGACCCGACCGATCGGACAGCCTGGGCTCGGGCGAACCCCGGCCTGGGCCTGCGGATCGACCCGGAGTTCGTCGACTCGGAACGACAGACCCTCGCCGCCAAGGTCTTCGCCGTGGAGCGTCTGGGCGTGTGGCTCACTGAGTCGGAGTCGTCGAAGATTCCGGTGGAACGCTGGGACGAACTCGGCGACGACGACGCGGCGTGCGACATCGACGAGCGGCTGGTGTTCGGCGTCGACATGCCGCCCGACCGGAGCTGCGTGACGTTCGCCGTCTCAGATGGCGACGTGGTCGAGCTGGCCGAGCAGGTGCCGCCTGATCGGGCTGTGGCGTGGATGGTTGAACGCTGGGAGCGGTGGCAGCCGATGGCTGTCGTGCTCGATGCGGCCGGGCCAGCAGGTTCGCTGGTTCCCGACCTGGTCGCGGCCGGCGTGCGTGTCGAGGTGACCCGGACGCGTGACTTCGTAGCTGCCTGCTCAAGGTTCTACGACGCTGTGGTGTCAGGGACGGTCCGGCATCGTCGCCAGCCGTTGCTGACGTTGGCGGTGGGGTCAGCGCAGACCCGACGTGTCGCTGACGCGTGGGCGTGGACGAGGAAGTCGACGATCGACATCTCGCCGCTGGTCGCTGCGAGCCTGGCGCTGTTCGGGGCCCAGACGTTGTCGCCGGTTGAAGACGTGGATGAGCCGAAGCCGTTGGTGGCGTACTGAGGAGCGAGATGGATCTGTCCGACGTGCTGAAGGTGGCGGGTGCCGTCGCTCTGGTCGCCGCAGGGTTCACGATCGGTCTGACCGTCGGCCTGGCTGTATTCGGCGTGCTGCTGGTTGCTGCCGGCGTGATCTCGGAGCGTTGACGTGGCCTTGTTCCGTGTACGCCGCGACAGCGGTGTTGAGCAGCGCTCGTATGCGATGTCGCAGCTGTCCGCGCCGTGGTCCGGCGTGGTCGTGGCCGACACGGGCCGGGTCGTCACGGTCGATCGTGCGCTGCACGACGACGCCGTGTGGGCCTGTGTCGACCTGTTGGCGTCATCTGTGGCATCTCTGCCGGTCGATGTGGTCCGATCGGACGGTGTTGCACGCCGCCCGGTGACCCCTGTGCCGTCGATCATCGCCTCGCCGTCGGGTGTCGTGACGCTTGACGTGTGGCTCTACCAGGTGGCGTTCTCGATGGTGACCGACGGCTCGGCCTGGGGTCGTGTCACGTCGTTCAACGAGCGGGGCTACCCGACGTCGATCGAGCTGCTGAACCCCGGCGCGGTGCGCAACCGGCGCCTCGTCGATGGTGTCCCGACCGTCGACGTCGAGGGCGAACAGCTGCAGCGCTGGCCGAACGGCGACCTGTGGCACGCACCCGGCAAGGTGGTGCCAGCAGGGTCGTGGTTCGGCCTGTCGCCAGTCGAGTACGGCGCGAACGAGATCGACGCGAGTCTCGCCATTCAGGCGTACGGAGGCCGCTACTTCACCGACGGCGGACACCCCTCGGCGATCGTGTACACCGACCAGACGATCGACGCAGACGCTGCGCAGAAGATCAAGCAGGCGTGGCTGAAGGCGACGTCGGGATCGCGTGAGCCGGCAGTGTTCGGCTCGGGCTGGAAGTACGAGTCGATCCAGTCCAGCCCGGAGTCGGCGCAGCTGGTCGAGTCGAAGCGCATGGCTGCCGTGCAGATCGCACGTCGCTTCATGGTGCCGCCGGCGATGGTGTTCGCTGCGATGTCTGGCGAGTCGATCACCTACCAGAACGTGTCGCAGTCTGACCTGCAGTACCTGAAGCACAGCCTCGACCGCATCCTGGTCCGCATCGAGAAGGCGCTCGGGGCGCTGCTGCCGGGTCCGCAGCTCGTCAAGTTCAACCGCGACGCCCTGCTGCGCGCCGACACGACCACCCGCTACGCCGCCCACCAGGTCGCGCTCACCAACGGCTGGCGCACCGTCAACGAGGTTCGTGCGCTCGAAGACGAAGCGCCGTTCGACAATCCCCGCTACGACGAGCCCGGCCTGCACAGCGACGCACCCGACCCGTCCGACGACGACTCGCCCGACGTGGTTGCTCCGACGACGTGAGGTTCGACATGACCCACCCCACCGACAACCTGCTCCGCGCCGCTGCGTGGGACCGCGCCGCCTCGATCGACGAGGACGCCGATGGTCGCACCATGTTCGGCCACTTCGCAGTGTTCAACGACTGGACCGAGATCGACTCCACCTACGAAGGCCGGTTCCTGGAGCGGATCATGCCCGGCGCGTTCGCCGACACGTTCGACGCGAAGGGCGACACCATCCGGGTGCTGTACGACCACGGCCGCGACCCGCAGATCGGCAACAAGCCGCTCGGCCAGGTGCTTGCACTCCGTGAGGACGAGCGAGGCGCAGCGTACGAGGTGAGCCTGTTCGACACCGGCTACGTCAACGAGCTGCTCCCAGCCCTGCAGGCCGGCCAGCTCGGTGCGTCGTTCCGGTTCCGTGTCGTCGACGAGCAGTGGTCGACACCGTCGAGGTCGACGACACACAACCCGGAACGGCTGGAGGAGCGGTCGATCACCCGGCTCGAACTGTTCGAGTTCGGCCCGGTCACGTTCCCGGCCTACGCGTCGGCGACCGCAGGTCTGCGGTCGCGCACCGACGAGTTCCTCGACGCCCTGAACGACCCGATGTTCGTCGCCCGGTTCACCGAGCGTGTCGGCATCGACGTCGCCGAGCGTGTCATCGCTTCCCTGCCAGCGGCCGACGGCCCAGCGCAGAACCAACCGACCAGCAGCGCAGCGGCCGACGGCCCCGACGTGACGGTCACCCCAACCATCCCGAGGGCCACGACGCTCACCGCGCAGGCCCTTTCCGACCTCACCAAGAGGAGACGACCGTGAAGTACCTGGAGATCCTGCGAGCCAAGCTCGCATCCCTCACCGAGGAGCGCGACGCCGCCATCGCCGAGATGGAGTCCGTCACCGAGGCCGCCGTGGCCGAGGAGCGTTCCGCCCTGACCGCCGACGAGGACGTGGCGTTCGCCGCTGCCCGGTCCAAGGTCGACGAGCTGGACAACGAGATCGACGCCGTGCAGGAGCGCGTCGGCGAACTCGAAGCCCTCGCCGCCCGCCAGCAGGCCGCTGCGGTCGTCCCGCAGACCGTCCACCACATGCGTCGCACCGAGGACGCCGACAGCGTCGAGCGTGACGTCGCGACCCTGAAGCCCGCCGAGGCCCGGTCCATCGCGCTCGCGACGCTGGAGCGCAAGGACGAGCTGGGGCTCGCCCCGGAGCAGCTCGACAAGGTCGAGGGCCTGCTGCGGTCGCACACTGCGGACTGCCGCGGCGACAACCTCGCCCGCCGGCTGATCCTCACCGAGTCCGAGCACTACCGCTCGGCGTGGCAGAAGGCCGTGACGAGCACCACCCCGGTGTTCACCCCGGAGGAAGGTCGCGCGCTGCAGGCATGGGACGAGTTCCGCGCCGCCAGCATCGGCACCGACACCGCCGGTGGCTTCGGCGTGCCCGTGCTCATCGACCCCACCGTGATCCTGACCGGGCAGCAGACGCTCAACCCGTTCCGTCAGATCGCCACGGTGCGGACGATCACGACCGACGAGTGGAAGGGCGTGTCCAGCGCCGGTGTGTCCTGGTCGTTCGACAGCGAGGCAGCCGAGGTGTCCGACGACGCCCCGACCCTCGCCCAGCCGAGCGTCGCGACCCACATGGCCCGCGGCTTCATCCCCTACTCGATCGAGATCGGGGCCGACTACCCGGGCTTCGCGAACGAGATGGCGGCGCTGCTCGCCGCCGGCCTCGACGAGCTGGAGTCGTCGGCGTTCGCGACCGGCACCGGTTCCGGCCAGCCGTTCGGCATCCTGACGGCGCTCGACGCCAACACGAACGTCGAGGTGGCTCTCACCACCGACGGCTCGTTCTCGGCGACCGACGTCCGCAAGGTGTGGTCGGCGCTGCCCGACCGGGCGAAGGCGAACGCGACCTGGGTGATGTCCGCCGACGTGGCGAACGACATCTCGGCGTTCGGCTCCTCCTACGGGGCGGACTCGACCGTCGACCTGACGGGTCAGGTCGAGACCCTCAAGGGCCGGCCGGTCGTCATCTCGTCGTACTTCCCGGACTTCACCGGGGCGACCGCTGCGCAGAACGTGCTGGTCGTCGGTGACTTCAGCCGGTTCTACGTCGTGGATCGCGTCGGGCTCACCGTCGAGCTCATCCCGCACCTGTTCGGCGCGACCAACTCCCGGCCCACCGGCCAGCGGGGCTGGTTCGCCTACAAGCGGGTCGGCTCGGACAGCGTCGACGACACGGCGTTCCGTCTGCTCCAGCAGACCTGAGCCTGAGGCTCACCAGTGATCGAGGGGTCGGGCGTTGTCTCGGCACGCCCGACCCCAGGTCACAGCAACTGACAGTCACAGAAGGGACCAATCCATGAAGTACCGCTACGCGGTCACGACGGCCGTCACGTCGTGGCAGGGCGACAAGGTCGTGCTCAATCGCGGCGACGCGTGGCACGCCACCGACCCGTTCGTGAAGGCCAACCCGGACCTGTTCGTCGACGAGCCACCGATCGTACGTGGTCACGTCGTCGAGTCGGCGTCGCGTGCGCCTGGCGAGAAGCGGACGACGAAGCGTGGGTGACGTCGCGCTGTGCTACCCGCACGGCAACGAGGTCGGGCACAACTTCCACCTGTCGATGATGCGCCTGCTCGCGTACGACTTCGAGCACGGCCAGCGCATCGGCCCGTGGCTGATGATGCGCTCGGGTTCGGGCGGCATCGACGAAGCCCGCAACGAGATCACAGCCGACTTCCTCAAGCTGCCCGACAGCGTCGAGTGGATGTGGTGGCAGGACACCGACATGGGGTTCGAGGCCGACCATCTGGAGAAGCTGCTGGCCGCAGCCGACCCGGTCGAGCGACCGATCGTCGGTGCGTTGTGCTTCGCCTGGAAGGAGTCGGCGCTCGACGGGCTCGGCGGCTTCTACTGCGTGCCACGTCCGACGATCTTCGACTGGATCGAACACGACGACGGACACAAGCGTTTCACTGGCAAGGCCGAGTGGGACCGTGACCAGTTGCTGCAGCTGGCTGGCACCGGCACCGGTTCGCTGCTCGTCCATCGGTCGGTCGTTGAAGCCATCGCCGCAGAGGCCGACACGCAGGGGCTGTGGTTCGACCGGTTGCGCGGTTCGGACGGCAAGCGCTTGGGAGAGGACATCTCCTTCTGCGTCAGGGCCACCGCTGCGGGGTTCCCGATCCACGTCGACACGTCGCTGAAGACGAACCACCTGAAGCAGCTGTGGGTCGACGAACGCATCTTCGACCAGATGATGGTCGTTGCGAAGATCGCTGCGCAGCTCGACGACGCCGACTCCGGTCACGTGACACTCCAGCCAGAGGCGAGGAACCGTGCTGAACGGCGCGCTGCGGCTCGGGCCTGACGCTCGCCGCTATCTCCTCGCCGGTGCCGGCGAACCGGTGGCGCGACCGTTCCACCTGCGGATACTGCTCCCGTTGCTGTGTCGCGACGACGTGCGGCGCTGGTGGCTGGTCTGGTTCACGTCGTGGCCGCTGGCTGCCACTGGGGCGACCTGGTGGGCCGTCGGCATGGGAGCGTCGTGGACGCAGGCAGCGTTCGTTGCTGTCCTGCTGCTGGCTCTACCGGGCGTCCTCGGCCCGCCGGTCGCTCGGCCGGTTGGTGTCGACCTGCCGTGCCTGGCGGTGTCGCTGTGGGCCGCTGGCTGCTTCGCTCACGACCTGCCTGTCGTCGGTGTCGCCGTGGCCGTCGTGGCCGTCCTCATCCGTGAGCAGGCGCCCATCTGGATCGCCCTGTGGGCATGGAATCCGTGGGCGCTGCTGGCGCTGATCCCGAGCGTCATCGTGGCGCTGGTCCGCAGCTCCGACATTGACCCGATCACTGCGCTGCCAGCGTTGAAGCGGGTTCACGACCACCCGGTCGCCACAGCGTTCGAGCATCGAGCTGGACGCTGGCGTGACGCGTGGCTGTTGGTGATGCCGTGGGGTGCGACGCTCGCTGCGCTGATCGCACCGACCCCGCAGGTGGTTGCCACGCTCGCGATCGCCCACGGCCAGCTGCTGGTCGCCACGGACACCGTGCGACTGCTCGCGAACGCCGCCGGCCCGGTGATGGCGCTGGCAGCCACGAACGTCATTCCGTCCGCCTGGTGGCCTGTCGCCGCCGTCCTGTCGATCTTCTGGTGGCGCAAGCCCGAGCTGGTGTGAGGAGGTTCCCGTGAGAGTCCAGCAGGGAGCCGCAACAGTCGTCGTCACCGACCCGTTCGACGCAACGCCCTCGTCGGTGTCGGCCACAGCCACCCGAGCGTCGACCGGTGCGGCGATCAGCCCTGCCCCTGCGACCGCCGTGGTCGGAAACCGGGTCAAGGTGACGTTCACGGCAGCCGACCACACGAACAGCCTCGACGACCTGCTCGTCAAGGTGTCGGCCACCGTCAACTCACTCGCGACGCACCAGACGTTCGCCGTCGAGGTCGTCGGCTCCCACTACGTGACCCTCGGGGCCCTGCGCGACGAGCCGCAGCTCAACGACTCCAGCCGCTACCCCGACACGCTGCTAGCCGAGGTTCGAGACGAAGTCGAGGGCTACGTCGAGGAAGCGGCGAACGTGGCGTTCGTGCCACGGTTCGGTGCCGAGTCCCACACCGGGGACGGCTCGACCACGCTGGTGCTGCGCCACAACCGGGTGCGGTCGGTGAACGCAGTGTCGATCGACGGTGTCGCTCAGACGGTCGCCGACTTCGAGCTGCTCGACGGTGACGTCCTGCACCGCAAGTCGGGGCTGGCCTACACGTGGGCCGATCCGGTCGCAGTGACGCTCACCCACGGCTACGACCGCCCGCCGGCGCAGCTCGTCCGCCAGGTCCGCAAGGCGATTCGTTCTGAGGTGCTGGCACGCGGCGCCCAGGCTCCGTCGGATCGGCTCTGGGAACAGACCGCCGACGGGCTCACCGTCAGGTTCTCGACCGCCGACTTCGGCGCTGGTCGATTCACCGGGCAGCTCGCGCTCGACGCAGCGATCCACGCCTACGGCTACGCCCGCCTCGGGTTCGCGTGATGGCGACGGGCTTCCAGCGGGTCGAAGCTCTCGACCGCCTCCGGGCAGTCATCGACGACGTGAACTCCGATCGCGACGTGACCGTGCTGGTCGGCCCACCACGCGATCCTCAGCAGGAGAAGCTCGTCGTGATCGGCGACGTCAGCGGCCAGCTGCAGGTGCCGCACCTGACGGCGGGTCGAAAGCACTACGACGACGAGTTCTCCGTCGAGGTGCTGTGCATCGCCTGGGACGCCGGCGCACCCGACTTCGCCGTCGCAGACGAGCGCTGTCAGCAGCTCGCCGAGCTGGTCCGTGACGCCGTCGCCGACCGGCCGAGGCTGGAGGCGCGTGTCGGCGCTGACGGACTGGACGGGGTCGTTCACGCAGTCGTCGGTCGGGTCGACGGCCCGAACCGCTGGTGGAACCCCGAGGGTGTCGGGTCCGCCATGCGCGTGAATGTCGACATCCTGGTCCGCATCACCTGAGGAGTGACGTGAAGAAGCTCACCTACATCGGCCCGCATGACGCAGTCGAGATCGAGGTCGCACCCCGCAAGTGGGTCGAAGTGAAGCAGGGCGCCGCCGTCGAGGTCGGCGACCAGCTCGCTGGAGGGCTGCTCGAACAGCCCGACAACTGGAAGGCCGCCACCAAGACCACCAAGTCCCAGGAGGACTGACGATGCCCATCGAGTCGCAGCTCGGCACCAAGGACGAGACCACCTACGGCACCGCCGTCACGGTCGACCGGTTCGTGCCGTTCATGTCCGAGAACATCCAGCCCGAGACGTTCCGCACCCGCACCCCGGCCCTGCGCGCCAACAAGCGGACGCACCGCACCGACGAGTACGTGCCCGGCATCCTCGGCTACGCCGGGTCGATCGAGGTTCCAGTCCAGTCGAAGGGCTTCGGCATCTGGCTCAAGCGCGCGCTCGGTGCGGTCACCACGACCGGTCCGACCGGCGGCGCGTACGCGCACGTCGGGACGATCGACCCCGACGAGTGCCCGCAGAGCTTCACGATGCAGGTCAACCGGCCGTTCGCCCCGTGCGCCGGCACCGACCAGGCGTTCACGTGGGAGGGCTGCCAGGTGAACAGCTGGGAGCTGTCCTGCTCCGTCGACGAGGTGCTGAAGTTCAGCGCTGAAGTCGTCGCCGAGGACGGCACCACCGGCACGGCGCTCGCGTCGGCTTCGTACCCGACGTCCGTCGAGCCCTTGAGCTGGGCCGGTGCGTCGATCACGGTGGAGGGCACCAGCGTGCCGATCTCGTCGTTCACGCTGTCGTGCAACAACAACCTCCAGACCGACCGCCACCACCTGAGGGCCAACACTCGCCGCTCGAAGGCGCCCCGATCGGACTTCCCGGAGATCACCGTCAGCTTCGACGCTGACTTCGACAGCCTGACGCAGTACAACCGCTTCGTCGCCGAGACCGCTGCGAACAGCCGGGCGACCGTGGTGTTCACCTGCAACGCTCCGACGGCGATCACGACCGGCACGTTCCCCGGCGTCGTCATCACGCTGGAGGAGGTCGACATCACGAACGCTGCCGTGAACGTCGGCGGCACCGAGATGCTGACCCAGTCGATCGAGGGCATGGTCCTCGACGACGGCTCCAACGAGCCGATCAGCTTCAGGTACACGTCGGCCGACACGACGCCCTGACCTGTGGGCACGGGCCACATTGAGGTCCACGGCGAGAAGGAACTGCGTGCGGCGATGCGCCGCATGGGGGTCGAAGGCGCCGGCAAGGCCATTCGGGTCGCCCACAAGAACGTCGCGAAGCTCGTCGAGGGACGGTCACGAGGTCGGGGCACCGCCCAGCAGGTCAGGGCTGCACGCGCCCTGCTGGGCAAGGGCACGCAGAAAGAGGCCGTGCTGGCGATCCGCAACCTGGGCTCGGTGCCGTTCGGCATCGGGGCGTTCATGGGTGCGCAGCGCTACAAGCAGTTCCCCGACTGGGTCGGCAACGACTGGGACCTTGAGTCCGGCACGGGTCCGTACGTGATCGCCGAGGTCATCGCGTCCGGCAGGCAGGACATCATCGAGGCGTTCATCGACGAGATGCGCACGGCTGCCGAATCTCTCGGTCTCGACTGGGACTGAACGCGACCCGTCCCACGGGTCGACACCACAGAAGGGACAACCGATGCCACCACGCGAGTACAAGGCGAAGAACGCCGCCGACGTGTCGATGACGTTCATGGTCGACGGGGTGCGATACCCGTTCAACCTGGCGGACATCTCGGCGAACATGGAGCTGGAGCTGTACAACCAGTCGGGCGGCCTGCGCCTCCTCAAGGTCATCAACGAGGTGACCGAAGCGCCGGCCGGGTTCCACATCGCTGCACTCGTCTTCCTGTCGCGTCGATCGCAGGGCGATCAGGTCACGTTCGACGAGGTCGCCGACCACATGGGTCTGGCGTCCGAGATCGAGGTCATCGTCGACGACGACGAGGACCTCGAGGTCGAGGTTGACCGCCCGGAAGCCATCGCCGCCGGCTGAGGCGGCACCTGCCTGAACTCGCCCACTGGTTCGGTCTGCGCCCCTGCGACGTCGACGACCTGACCTACGGCGAGCTCAACGAGTTCCTGTCACGTCTGTCGAAGACCCCGCCGGTCGGGGCGACCTTCATGGTGTCGCCCAAGGAGTGAGCCTGCATGGCACGCAACGAGGTTCGGGTCACCATCACCGGCGACGCGCAGGGGTTGCGCAGCGCACTCGGCCAGGCCGAAGGCCAGCTGGGCGGTTTCTCGTCGAGGATGGAGGCGATCGGCGGCAAGCTGCGCGACGTCGGCCAGACGATGACGCTCGGCCTGACACTGCCGATCGTCGGGGCCTTGGGACTCGGCGTGAAGTGGGCGGGCGAACTCGAAGACGCGCAGGCCATGAGCCAGCAGGTCTTCGGGTCGATGTCCGGGCAGATGGACGCGTGGGCGTCGAACTCGGCGCAGGCGTTCGGCCTGTCGAGCGGCGACGCCATCGAGTGGGCGAACCAGATGGGCATCCGTCTCCGTCAGATCGGCGGAATGTCCGAGGAGACGGCCGCGACCACGTCTCAGAATCTGGTGCAGCTCGCCGGCGACTTCGCGTCGGCGTTCGGCGGCTCGGTCGACGAGGCAGCCCAGGCGCTCGGCTCGGCCCTCACGGGCGAGTTCGAGCCGTTGAAGCGCTACGGCGTCGTCATCAACGACGCAGCCCTCAAACAGAAACTGTTCGAGATGACGGGCAAGGAGGCGACCGGCACGCTGACCGCTCAGGAGAAGCAGCTGGCGACCCTGGCGCTCATCACCGAGCAGGCGTCGATCGTCCAGGGCGACTACGGCCGCAACGCCGAGGGTGCCACGAACAGCCAGCGGACGATGATCGCAGCGCTGAAGGACGCCGGGACGACCCTCGGCACCGTCCTGCTGCCGTTCGTCACGAAGGCCGCTCAGTTCATCTCCGACCTGGCGTCACGGTTCCAAGGTCTGGACCCGACGATCCAGAAGGTGATCGTGATCGCCGGCGTCGTCGTCGCAGCCCTCGGCCCGGTCATCTACGTCGCCGGCCTGCTCGCCACCGCGATCGGCTTCATCGCGTCACCCGTCGGCCTCGTCGTCGCCGCGATCGCCGCGCTCGTCGCAGCGTTCGTCTACTTCTACAAGACGAACGAAGGGTTCCGAGAGTGGGTCAACGGCGTCGTGTCAGCCGTGCGCGATCGGCTGGTTCAAGCGTTCAACTACTTCAAGGACGAGATTCTTCCGCAGCTCATCGCTGCGTTCCAGAACTTCCGTGACAACGTGCTGCCGCGCATCGTCGAGGGATTCCAGTGGCTGTTCGAGCGGGCCCAGCCGGTGTTCCAAGCGATCGGCGAGTTCATCCAGGCGTACCTGATCGCGTGGGTCGCGGCCTTCCAAGGCTTCGTCGACACGGTCCGTGGCCTGTGGGAGTTCCTGTGGCCGGTCATTCAGGCGGTCGTCGCCAACGTGTGGCCGGGCATCCAGACGATCATCGAGTCGGCGCTCACGTTCATCCGCGGAATCATCGAGACGTTCACGGCGCTCCTGTCTGGCAACTGGTCCGGCGTCTGGGAGGGCATCAAGACCATCACGTCTGGCGTCCTCAACTCGATCGTCGGCATCTTCCAAGTCGCCGCCGGGATTCTGATCTCGGCCGTGCAGGGGCTCATGGCGATGCTCGGCCCCATCTTCTCGGGCGGCCTCAACTTCCTCCGGTCGGCAGCGAGTTCGGTGTGGGGCGGAATCACCGGCATCATCGACGGTGCTGCCAGTCTGATCCGCTCAACGGTGTCGGGCATCGGGTCATTCTTCTCAAGCGTCTGGAGCGGACCTCTGGGCGACATGCTCCGAGGGGTGCGGGACGGGTTCAACTCGGTCGTCGACTTCATCGGCGGCATCCCCGGATCAATCACCCGAGCAATCGGCAACCTCGGGAGTCTGCTGTACAACGCCGGTAAGGCGGTGATGACCGGACTGCTCAACGGGATCAAGGAAAGCGCCCAAGGCGTCTACGACTTCGTGTCGGGCATCGCCGGACGTATCGCCAGCCTGAAGGGTCCGCTGGACTACGACCGCAGGCTCCTGATCCCTGCGGGTCACGCCATCATGGACGGCCTCGGCGAAGGTCTGGCCGACGGGTTCGTCAACGTCTCCAAGCTGGTCGACACGATGGCCCCGTCGATCTCAGCGACGGTCAACCAGCCGGTGCCCAGCCCGCAGGCCGTCATGGCCGGTGCCGGCGGACCGTCGATCAACGTGACGGTCAACGCCGGCGTGGGCGACCCAGCTGAGATCGGCCGCCAGGTCGTCGACGTTCTCAAAGCGTACGAGCAGCGCAACGGCACCTACTGGAGAAACTGATGAGCTACTCGTCGAACTGGACGAACCGGACGTCGATCTTCGACAACGGCGACACGATCGAGGGCGACCACGTCAAGGCGCTGTACGACGAACTCGGCGAAGACCCGGGGTCAATCTTTGAGGGTATCGGGCTTCCGTACCGTTCCGGCTCGTTCGTCCCGCTCAATCAGGGAATGGTCTCCGCCAATACGTTCACGTTCGATGCTCTGTCGCTCTGGCCGTTCCTCCTGTCCCGGTCCGTGATGTTCGACCGGATCGGCGTCTACGTCACCGTCATAGGGTCCGCTTTGACGGTGACCCGCCTCGGTATCTACCGCTCAACTGCGAACGGGACTCCATCTACGCTTGTCTCCGGCTCGGAGGTCACTCAGAGCGGGACGGTGCTCTCGGCGTCGACCGACACCGGAAACGTGATCTCCGTTGCGTTGACTCCGGGCCGCTACTACGCGGCGGCGGTGGTGCAGGGATCGGGAACGTCGCCGACTCTGCAACGTGCATCGACACCACTAGAAGCCCTTACGGCTGTCTCAAGTACGAACTACGCGGTGGCGCACAACACGAACATTTCGTGTCTGTTCCTGGCAGGGGTCAGCGGGGCGCTTCCGGCGGACTTGACTTCGTCGTCCGTCGCTCACGGATCTTCCGCCCCCTCCATCGTCGCTCGGATGGTGTGACCTGTGAGTGTCTACGGGACGGCCGTCTACGGAGCCGACACCTACGGCGTTCCATCCGGCGTGTGGCCGTTCCTGCAGGTCTGGATCGGGACAACACGCGAGTCCGAGTCGCTGGTCCTCGACGACCCCGACCGTGGCGTCCTGGATGACGCCACACTGGGCGACAACCTCGGGTTCGTCTGGGACAACGTCACCGACGACGTCGTGGATCAGGGCGTGTCGATCAACCGGGGGTCGACACGGTCGCAGGGTCCGTACTTCAGGTTCGAGGCCGGAGCGGCGTCGTTCCAGCTGGTGAACCAGGGCGGCAAGTACGACCCGACCAACTCGTCCTCCATCTACACGGTCGCCGGCCAGACGCAGCTGCGGCCGAGCCTGCCTATCAAGATCGAGGCGACCTACCAGGGCGAGGTCTACCCGATGTTCATCGGGTACGTGTCGAAGTGGGACGTGACCTACCCGTCGGTCGGTGCGTCGGTCTCGACGGTCGACGTGGTCTGCACCGATGTCGTCGGCGTGCTGTCGGCAGCGGACAAGGCCGAGTCGCCGCAGCAGGGAGCAGGCGACACGGTCGCCGCTCGCATCGATCGGGTGCTGGACAACGTCGGCTGGCCGGCTGACGGTCGCCAGTTCGAGTCGTCGACGACCGAGTCGCTGCAGGCGACGACGATGTCGCAGAGCGCGTGGACCGACATCCTCCTGGCTGTCGACAGCTTCAACGGCTACGTGTTCGCCGACCGAACCGGCACGCTCGTCTACCGCACGAAGTCGTCGTTCCCACGTCGGCCGTCGGTGAGGTTTGGCGAGAACGGAATCTCCATCGACGACCTGCGGGTCACGTCCGATGTCGAACAGGTCTACAACAGCGTCAAGCTCGGCCGGGTCGGGGCAACTGTCGTCGCGGTCGAGGACAGCAACAGCCGTGCGCTGTACGGCCTGCGCGGCTACAACCGGTCCGACCTGCTGTGCGCGACCGACGACCAGGTGTCGCAGTCTCTCGACTACGTGCTGTCACAGTTCGCCGACCTGCAGCTCCGGGTCGAGGCCGTCCGAGTGTCGGCGACCGATGCCGACTCGGCGTCCACGTGGCAGGCGCTGCTGGGCATCGAGGTGCTGACCAGGATGGCGACGACGGTCGTGACGCCCGACGCTCGCGAGATCGAGATCGAGGGGCTGCTGCGTGGGCTGTCGCTGACAGTCACCCGGTTCGGATGGTCGTGGGTGCTGTCGACGACGCAGGCCCCGGACCGGGGCGGCGAGTTCACGCTGGACTCTGAGACCGACGGAGTCCTCGCTCCATTCACCGGCTTCCAGGTGCAGGTGTTGAGCGGTTGGTATCAGTGGCTGGCAACCAGCACAGGGCTCGCACCGGGTGCCAGCACGCTGACGTTCAACAATCTGTCGTCAGGAAGCTCAGTCGGAACACTGCGTGAGTACCTAGCCATCACGCTCGGCTGGAGCATTCAGGAAGCGATCCGCTTCGACTCTGAGTTGTGCGAGGTCTACTCCGCGGAGTTCGACCGCCTGATTTCGTCCGTCGTCAACTCACTCGACTACCCCGAACTCGCTGCGTTCTGAGAAGGGACACACTGTGGCCGCACGATTCAAGACGTTCACCGCCGGGTCGGTGCTGACCGCCAGCGAGGTCAACACGTACCTCGCCAAGCAGGCCGTCATCAACTGCGACAGCTCGTCGGACTACCCGTCGGCACCGGTCGTCGGGATGACGGTCTACGACCTGGCCGACGACGCCCTGTACATCTACGCCGGCGCGACGTCCGGGTGGAAGCCGCCGTGGAACTTGCCGTGGGGTCAGGTCGGATCGGCCACCACTTCAACGGCGACGACGTCGATCTCGTCAAGCTACTCCGACCTCACGGGCCTGTCGGTGACGTGGACGGCGGTCGCGAACCGCCGCTACAAGGTCACCGGCTACAGCGACCTGTCGTCGACGTCAGCGTCGATCGCCCGCCTCGCCATCACCGACGGTTCGGCGAACGTGAAGGCTCAGGCGCAACAGGCGCTGGCGGCGAACGACGTCGCTGCGCAGACCGTGTTCGAGCTGTTCACCGGGACGGCCGGTTCGACGACCCGCAAGCTGCGAGGGCTCGTCACGGCCGGCACCGGGGCCACCCAGTCGAACGTGTACGGACCGCACCTGATCCTCGTCGAGGACATCGGACCGGCAGGGGCTCCGTCGTGAACCTGACGATCGACGACACCGGCGGTCGGGTCGACTGGACCGTCGCCCAGAACTGTGTGTGGCGCAGCGACTTCGTGTCGAGCGTTGACGGCGTGGTCGAGGACATCACGTCGGCGACGATCGTCGCGAAGGTCACGGCGTCGTCGACGTCGGCGACGTCGTTGAAGACGTTCACCGTGACGAAGACCGACGCGACAGCGGGTGCGTGGAAGATCGTCGTGGCCGACTCGGATGCCAACCTGGCGCCCGGCACGTACTGGTGGGCGATGGACATCGACACCGGTGACGGTGACGAGCCGGTCATGTCGGGTGAGTTCGTCGTGGAGGCGTGGGTCGCATGAGCCGCGTCGTCGAGGTGATCCAGTACGGCACCGCTGCAACCGGCGGTCGCCGGTTGAAGGTTGAGGTCGGACGCGTCGGGCGTCAGGGTGCGACCGGGGCCACGGGTGCGACGGGCCCGGCAGGTGCGACCGGCGCAACCGGAGCTCAAGGCCCCGCCGGCCAGGGTGTCCCGGTCGGCGGGTCGACCGGGCAGGTGCTCTCGAAGGTGTCGGGCACCGACTACGACACGACGTGGTCGACGGTGTCGGGTGGCGGTGGCGCCCCGGCGGCGCACGCTGCGTCGCACCAGGACGGCGGCAGCGACGAGCTGGCGTTGGACGCCTCGCAGCTGACGTCGGGCACGCTCGCCACCGCACGCCTCGGCAGCGGCACCGCCAACAGCGGCAAGTTCTTGCGTGGCGACCAGACGTGGGCGAGCCCGACCCCGTGGACCGTCATCACGGACACGACGCTCAGTTCGGCAGCAGCGACGTTCAGCGTCACGGTGACTGGCTACAGCGTGGTGGAGGTCTACCTCACGGGTCGATCAACCGACACCGGGTTCGCAGCCCTCGGGATGCGAGTGCTGTTCAACTCCGACAGCGGAACCAACTATCTGCTCAACAACTCTGCGGCTGCGACCGTCCTCGCACCGGGGTCCATCCCCGGTTCCCTAACCAATACGGACCGAACGGGAATCTGGCAGGCGAGCGTATCGCTAGGTGGTGTCGGGAAGCAGACGTCGCTCGTCTACCGCAACGCATACGTCACGTCGACAGGGACGACCGGACTCCCAGCGTCCAGCACCTCCGGGTCGGGCCACTACATCAACACCTCCGCTGCGATTACCTCAATGACCATCTACCCGTCGTCTGGAAACTGGGCGGTCGGGACGAGCCTCCTAGTTCTCGGGAGAGTGTGATGGAACGCACCGACGAGTTCGGTACATGGCATAGCGACGACGGGTCGTGTTGGGTTCTCACCGAGCCATCCCAAGCGTTTCGTGATCTCCAGACACCCGACCCGCCCTATGCGCCGCTCGACGCGACCGGGGCGCTCGCCACGCTGCTCGTCGTCGAGGGCGTGCTGGACATCGACGACGCCGCCAACGCGATCCACGAGCAGCCTGCGCATCTCGAACACGAGGCGCAGGCGTGGGCGCTGTGATCGTGGCCCTCACCGAGGGCGAGCGCATCGGCATCCTCGGGCTCGTCGGTGTCTGCATCACCGCAGCGGCGTCAATCAGCGCAGTCGTGATCGGCCAGAAGGTGCGACGTGAGAACAGCGACCAGCACGGCGAGTCCCAGCGTCTGCTGGTGACCCTCGCCGACAAGGTCGACGGCCACGGCCAGAAGCTCGACCAGGTCGCCGACCGGGTGGAGTCGGTCGCTGCACGCGTCGACCACGCCCACTCAAGGATCGACAACCACAAGCGGAGGTGGTTCCGGTGAGCAAGTTTCAGCGTGACCTGATCGAGCGTGTCCTCCGGACGATGGTGCAGGCGGCGATCGCCGTGGCCGTCGTCCACCTGTCCGACCCGGCGTTCACCATCGACAGTCTCCAAGGCGTCGCCGTGGCCGCGATCGCCGGCGGCATCTCGGCTGGGATGGCGCTGATCGGGAGGACCATCGGCGACCCCGACTCGGGCAGCTGGGAGTCCTGACGTGGGGTCTGCTGCAGACGTCCTCCGTATCGCTGGAGCCGAGGTCGGCTACGTCGAAGGTCCGAACAACTGGTCGAGGTACGCCGTCGGTGGCGCTCAGAACCAGCCGTGGTGCGGCAGCTTCGTCGACTGGACTTTCCGTCAGGCTGGCGTCAGGGGTGAGCCGTCGTCGGTGTGGACGCCGTCAGGGCTGCAGGGGCACCGGCAGCGTGGGACGGCGATCGACCGGAACGGCCCAGTCCAACCCGGCGACGTCGTCTACTTCGACTGGCAGGGTGGCACCGGCACCCAAGGCGTCGACCACGTCGGGATCGTGACCGGGGTCCGGCAGGACGGCCGGGTCGAGACCATCGAGGGCAACACGTCCCCGACGGACCAGGGCAGTCAATCGAACGGCGGGCAGGTCGCTCGTCGCGTCAGGCCCCGTAGCGTCATCGCTGGCTTCGGTCGGCCCCGCTACGACAGCACGCCCGCACCGGCACCGCAGCCGACGAACCCCGACCAGGTGGCTGCGTTCCGACGCTACGCCGCAGCCGTCAACATCCGGGACCTGACGAAGGCCGGGACGTTGCGGCAGGGCGACCGTGGCGCTGGCGTGCTGGCGCTGCAGCGCAGCCTCAACCTCGCAGCTGCGAAGTCACTCGCCGAGGACGCCAGCTACGGACCGTCGACGGCCAGCGCCGTGCGTGACCTTCAGCGTCTGTTCAAGCTCGCCCAGGACGGGGTCGTCGGCCCACAGACGAAGGGCGCGCTGATCTTCCTCCTCGGCCGAATCGAGCGCGGGGACGCGTGACCGGTCGCAACCTGCGTGCCATCGCCGAGTCGAAGGCACGACGGGCCGGCTACCCGGCGCGCCTCGCCCTGTTCGTCGAGTCGCTCGACGCCGACGACCGCGCCGAGGTCGACGAGGTGTTCTTCGGTGAGCCCCGCCTGTCAAACCAGCAGGTCGCCGACGCGCTCATGGAGGCGTTCGCCGACCACCCGCAGATCGCCCGGTTCCGGGTGACTGACAACGAGGTGCTCCGATGGCGGGCAAAGCACGCAACCTGAGGGCGATCGCTGCAACGAAAGGCCCACAGACCGCAGCACGCCGGTCGGGCACCCCGACCGGTGAGTGGCGACCCGGCTACGAACTCGACGGTGAGAGCGGCCAGCTCGTCACCGACGCCATCCCCGACGGCGTCGACGTCGACTGGGACCGCATCTTCCGACACTGGAACCTCGACCCGGAGCTGTGGGTCGTCGTCGACGGCAGCCTGCGCGTCAACGCGTGGGAGGGTCCGACAACCGAGGGGACCCGCATCTTCCGGCAGTACAAGGCGACGATCCGACGCCGGCCGAACGCGAGCCGACCGTCGGTCGTCGACCCGGTCCTCGACCAGCTGGCCCGACGTCGGCCACGTCGAGCCGACCCGCTGCCCGACGGGCCGCACGCGTTCGTCTGCGCCTGGGCCGACTGGCAGGTCGGCGGGCACGGGACCGTCGAGGAGTTCGTCGCACGCTTCGAGGCGTCGCTCGACGCCGTCGCCGCTCGAGCCCGACGGGCCGTCCGGGCGGGGGCCTCCCAGCTGGTCGTCGGGTTCCTCGGCGACATGGTCGAGGGCGTCGACGGGCAATACTCGTCGCAGCTGTGGGAGATCACCCTCGACGGACGCAGCCAACGGCGCATGGTCCGTGCCGCCGAGGCGAAGGTGCTGACTGTCCTCGCCCCGCTGTTCGCCTCGACGACGGTCGTCGCCGTGCCCGGCAACCACGGACGCTCCGGCCCCAAGGTGCTCACGTCGGCCCACGACAACGCCGACCTGGAGTGTTTCGAGGTCGTCGCCGACAAGCTCACCGGCTCCGGCTTCGCTGCCACCCACGACGTCACGTTCATCGAGAACCCCGAGTCCGTCGTCGCGCTCGTCGAGGCTGCCGGGACGCAGCTGCTGTGGGTGCACGGCGACCAGGTGCGCGGCGACCCGTCAAAGCTGATCGACTGGTGGCGACGCGTGGCGTTCACCCGATGGCAGGACGCCGACTGCGGCCAGATCCTCCTCGCCGGCCACCGGCACCACCTCCGCGTCGAGGAGCTGGCGCACCGACGCTGGCTCATGCAGTGTCCGACCCTGGGCGGCGAGTCCAAGTGGTTCGCCGAGCTGGGGGGTGGCACCTCGCAGCCCGGCACCCTCAGCTTCACCACCGCCGACGGCGCGTGGTGGGGCCTGCACGTCGACTGAGACCTGCGCTCCTCCCAGCGCAACGGATGGAACCCCCCGGCTCCCGCGCCCACCCTTCTGGGGCGACGGTCGAGTCGGGGGGTTCTGTCGTTACTGGCCGTAGGCGTCGCGCAGGTCGTCGACGCTGACGTGCGTGTAGTGCCGGGAGGTCGTCTGCACCGAGTCGTGGCGCAGCAGCGTGGCGACCAGGTGCAGGGGCACGCCCCGTCGGGCCATCTCGGTGCCGCAGGTGCGACGCAGGCTGTGGGGGCCGTGGCCCTCAATGCCCGCAGCGGCGAGCCGGAGGTTGACCCGTCGGCGCAGCGACCCGACCTTCACCCCGAACACGCTGCCGCTGGCTGGCTCCGGCCACGCCTCGGCCACCCACGTCGGGACCGGGATCATCGCCGTCTTCGCGCCCTTGCCGTGGACGACGAGCAGCTCCTCGTCGACGTCGAGGTCGTCGGCGTCGAGGGCGGCGACCTCGGCGATGCGCAGCCCACAGGTCAGCTGCAGCTCGACGAGCAGGTGGTCGGCCGGCGTCGTCACCGCCCGCCGCAGCGCCGTCACCTGCTCAGGCGTCAGCACCTTCGGCGGGGTGCGCGGCACCGTCGGCGTGCGCACCAGCTGGGCCGGGTTGTCGCTGCGCACCCCGGCGGCGACGAGCCAGTCGAGCAGGCCCCGCACCGCGATGATCGCCGCCCGGCGCGACGCCGGGGCGAGATGTTCCGTCGTCTGCCACCAGTCGAGGAACGCCTCGACGTCACACGTCGCAGGATCGCCGACGGCTGCGACGAACTGCCCGAGGATGACCCGGCGCTGCTTCAGCGACGTCGGCGCGTAGTTGCGCGACGCCAGGTAGTGATCGACACCGACCATGAGATGCCCCTCCGTCTCGTTGGCCCGAGTGCCGGAATGTGTATTGGGAGACGGCGACTTTGTCAATGGGACGGTATTGACGGAGTCGAGGGTGAGCTGCGTGGTGTGCAGCGGGTCGGTGTGGCAGCCGGACCGACCCGCAGTGTCGTTGTGGCGGAGGCTGCCCGTCTGACCCACGGGTAACTGTCTCGTCCACGACACGCAGTGGGGGCCGCTTCGGCTTCAGGTCCTCGAAGTACCAAACGACCGGCCAGCCGGTCACGTCGGCCCAGAGGATCAGCTGGTGGACGTTCGGGGTCGTCCGGTCGCTCTCCCAGTTGTTGATCGTGCGACGCGACACGCCCAACGCCTGAGCCATCTGGTCGGGCGTGACGTCTGAGAACTCCCTGGTCTGGTTCAGCCGGCCACCGAGTGTCTTCCTGCGGTTGTGCATGGGGGGCACGCTCCCACCACCGGGCGCTGCGCGCAAGGATTCAGGGGAATCGGGCAGAAAGTTTCCCGAGGGTCGTTGATTCGGTGTCACACCCCGAGTAGAAACTCGTGCCACAGCGGGCAACTGATTGCCCACCTTGGCAGTTACCGATCGCCTGCTGGCACCACAACCACAACGCCCGCCGGTCCGTGCCGGGAAGCAAGGGACCGACGGGCGTCGAGCACCAGGGAGGCTACATGGCCCAGCGATTCACCACACTCACCGCAGTCCACCTGTGGGGGGACGTCGAGGTCGAGACGAGGTACCTCACTCCCGGCCGGTACGCCGTGATCGTCGGCGACGTCCAGCTGTTCATGACCCTCGACCAGCTGCGGGCGTTCGCCGAGCAGGTCGCCGAGATCGCCGCTGCCCACACGGCCGACGTCGAGGAGGTGGCGTCGTGAGCATCCTCGCAGCCCTCGCCGAGGTCGTGTCGGTCACGGCGTTCCTCGTCATCGTCCTCGCCGGCAGCTACTTCATCTGCCAGCGCAGCGGCCTGAACGCACGCTGGAACCGGCACGTCCGGTCGGACCTGGTCGTGAAGCGTCCGACCGAGTCACCTACTGAGCTGTACCTGCGCCGCCAGCGTGAGGAGGCCCGGTCGTGGCAGGAGGTCGACCGATGACCCGCCAGGAGGAAGTGCGGGAGTCGGCAGCGATCCTGCTGGACACCCTCGGCGACGCCCAAGAGCTGCTCGACAGCGTGCGGCCGATGCTCGACCAGGTGCGCCGGTGGCCGGGCGCTCTCCACGACGGCGTCATGTGCGACCTGTACGTCGAGGCCGACGCTCTCTACCGGGAGATCAACCACGTCGTGTCGGCGCTCAAGACGCAGGTCACGAACGCCGCCCAGCTCGGGCCAGTGACCACGTCGGACGGCAGCCGAGGGTGGAAGGCGACGAAGCTCGGCTTCGCCTCCCGCATGGGCAGCGTCTACCGCCTCGACCCGCTCCGCAGCGAGGAATTGGGGGAGCTGACGTGAGCCGCGCCGACCACCCCGCCGAACGGCGACGCCGGATGCGTGTCGTCTCCACCGACAACGCTCACCTGATCGAGTGGTGGGCGTGCGAACGGGCGCAAGCCCGACGGGAAGAAGCGACCACCCGACTGCTGCACACGCTCGCCTGGTCGGTCGCAGCCCTCACCGCCACGCTCGTCGCCGTCACACTCCTCGACGCCGTCAGGGGGGCGTGAGATGGCAGCAAGGAAGGAACAGTCGTTCCATTGGAGCCGAGAGGCCCGACGGGTCCAGGTGCTCGGCGGCGGGACGAACGTGCGCATCTTCGACCATGAAGGCCTGAGCTGGGTGATGCACGATCGGGACGCCAGCTGCGCTGCGGCACTGCAGACACTCCTCGCCTACGTCGCCGACCATGACAAGGAGTGCGCCGAGCGCATCTACTCGGAGCTGCCCGAGGTGTGGCGTGAGCGTGCCGATCGCGACCTCACGAAGGCCGACGAGGACGAGGTGATCCGGTGACCGCCGGCACCCAGTACGACGTCGCCTACCTGCTGCAGCTGGAGGTGCGCCGGGTGAGCCGCCAGCGCGACCGGCTGCTCGCAGCGATCGCCGCCCACCGGGCTGCGTGCGTCGCCGACGACGCCGACGACGCCACCCAGCACGACGCCGACGTCGCCCTGTGGGAGACCGCTGCGACGTTCGGCGATCGTGACGGCGGGAACGGGGTGCAGGCGTGAGCAACCCTGTCGTCAGGTTCAGCGTCGTCGGCACCCCGGTTCAGCAGGGCTCGAAGCGTCACGTCGGCGGTGGGCGCATGATCGAGGCAGCGAACGGGCACCGGGAATGGCGTCACGCCGTCGCCACCGAGGCCGCGGCCGTCGCCGCCCGGCGCACCGACACGCCCCTCGACGGGCCGCTGTGCCTGTCGGTGGCGTTCTCGTTCCCGATGCCCGCGTCCAGGCCGAAGCGTCTGCTGCGCATCGGTCGCGCCTGGAAGCAGACAGCCCCGGACCTCGACAAGCTGATTCGCTCCGTCGGCGACGCTCTCACCGTCTCGGGTCTGATACGCGACGACGCCCGGATCGGGATGGTGATGGCGTCGAAGGTCGAGACGACCGACGCCGCCGGAGCCGACATCGCACTCTGGCCCCTCGACGCGCTCGGGGGTGACCGGTGAGCCACCGACAGCACGGCACCCGAGCGAAGTACACGATCGACGGCTGTCGCTGCGACGACTGCCGGGACGCGTCGAGGCTGTACGAGCTGGAGCGTCGGAACGCCCTCACCCCACGCCTCGTCTCCGCTGAGCCTGCTCGACGTCACGTCCTTGAGCTCATGGCGCAGGGCCTCGGGTTCAAGCGTGTCGGCCAGCTGGCCGGGCTGTCGACGTCGACGATGACGGCCCTCATCTACGGCAAGCCCGGCCGGCCACCGACCAAGCGCATCAAGCCGTCGACGGCCGAGGCGATCCTGGCGGTGAGCTGGAGTGTCGACCACCTCGCCGACGGGACGAGGATCGACGCTGCCAGCACCCACGCCAACATCGCCAAGCTCACCGCCGCCGGTGTCCCGCGTGCCCGCATCGCTGAGCGTCTCGGCACCACCACCCTGCAGATCCCCGCCGGTCGACGCTACGTCACCGCACGCACCGCCCGGATCATCGCCGGCATGGCAGCCGATCTGGACGCCGGGACGCTGGTGACGGTCCGACGCTCACGCCACGGCGATCAGACGATCGCCCCGCCGGCAGCCGAGAAGCCCCGCCGCACGTTCGCCGAGTCCGACGAGATCGACCGGCTGTTCAACGAGCTGGCCGACGTCGTCCTGGAGCGACAGCAGCCGTGGCGTGCGCAGGCTGCGTGCCGCGGTGAGGACCGGCCGACGTGGGTGTGGTTTACGGCGCGCGGTGACGTCCCGACGCAGGCGAAGGCCCGGCGCATCTGCACGGCGTGTCCGGTTCGCGCCGAGTGCCTCGCCTACGCCGAGTCAAAGCGCCTGCGGATCGGCATATGGGGGGGCGTGTCGATCCACGCCCACCTGCGCCAGAACGCCCCGACCGTCGAGTGCCCCGAGTGCGGCGACGCGTTCGTCGCCCAGGGCCAGCAGAAGGTGTGCAGCGAGGAGTGCCGCCACGCCCGGCACCACCGGCAGAAGATGCTGAGCCACCAGCGGGCGGCGTCGTGATCGTCCACGCCGAGCCGTTCCACGGCAACGAACCCTCCGATCGCATCGAGGCGATCACGCACCTGCTGCAGCGTCCCGACTGGCACGCCGAGGCTGTGTGTCGCGGCCGGACCGACGTGATGTTCCCGAAGTCGAGGAACCGGTCACAGCGGTGGGCCGAGGCGATCGCCGTCTGCGACGGCTGCCCGGTGCGAACCCCGTGCGCCGAAGCCGCCGACGAGCGCCCTGAGATTCACGGGGTGTGGGGTGGCCGGCGTCGGATGCCCGAGGCCGGGAAGTTCTCCGTGATCGACCTCATGGTCGACGTCGGCGGCTGGTGGTCCGCACCGCAGCTCGCCGAGACGACCGGCTGGACCCAGCAGATGGCTCGCAGGCGACTCCGGGAGCACCTCCTCGCCGGACGCCTGGAGTGCCGCAACGAAGGGCGCACCGTGTTCTACCGACCGACAGGAGCGAAGTGAGCAACGACCTCGAAGACCTGACCCGCGTCGAGCCCCGTCGCGACCGTTGGGGGCGACCGCTGATCCTGCCGAAGGGTGGCGACAAGCCCGTCGCCTACACCCGGCCCACGACGATCGCCGACACCCTCGACGACCGGCACAACCTGGAGCTGTGGATGCAGCGCCAGGTGGCCCTCGGCCTCGCCGCCCGACCCGACCTCGTCGCCCGGATCGCCACCACCAGCCCCGACGACAAGTCGGCCCTGAACGGCATCTGCTCCGACGCACGGGACGCCGCCGGCAGCAGCGCCGCGGCGAACATGGGGACGGCGATCCACGCTGCCGTCGAACAGGTCAACCGCGGCCACGACGCCCCAGCGATGTTCGCCGACGCGATCGCCGAGTACACCGCCGCCCTCGAACGCCACGGCCTGACCGTCAACCCGGACCACGTCGAGCAGTTCTGCGTGAACGAACCGATCCACGCCGCCGGGACGTTCGACATGATCGTCGAGCACGACGGACGCAGCTACATCGCCGACCTGAAGACCGGGGCGTCGATCGCCTGGTCGGGGCGCAGCTTCGCCGTCCAGCTCGCCATCTACGCCGGGGCGACCAGCTACTACGACGTCGCCACCGACACCCACAGCGAACCTGTCGACGTCGACCGGGAGCGGGCGATCATCGTCCACCTGCCCGCGGCCGGTGGGCCGTGCACCATCCACTGGCTCGACATCGCCGCTGGTGCTGAAGCCCTCGAACACGCCCTGTGGGTGCGTCGCTGGAGGAAGAACGACGACCTGGTGCGCGACCTGGAGCCCGTCGAACGGCCGAAGGCCCGCCGGAAGTCGGCCGGGAAGCCGAAGCGCACCCTCGAACCGGTGCCGATGCCCGACCTGCCCCCGGAGACCGAGGCTGCGGCACGGGCGAACGCCCGACCTGCACCGATGCTGAAGCTGCACCCGTCCGAGGGCGACCTCGTCGCCGTCGAACTCGTCCACGAACTCCGCGACCGTGCCCTCGCCTCCGACGAGGAGCCGACCATCCGACGCTGGGTGCAGGAGTCACGGGACGCTCACTGCGACTACTCGATGGGGCGCGGCCTGCACTCGGAACGACGCTTCCTCATCTCGTCGGCGTCGGTGACGCTCGCCGAGGGCGGCGACGGCGACGAGTGGGCGCGGGCCGTGCTCGCTGTCGTCCTCGGCGACGACGCCCACAAGCTGTCCGTCACCGTGGGCCAGCTGCTCGGCACGCTCACCCGTGAGCAGGCTGTCACCGTCGACGAACTCGCCCGCACCGCCGTCGCCCACTACGACGACGCCGGCCGACTCCAGGTGGTCCCGGCGTGAGCCCCGACGACGCACCTCGGATCATCGCCGTCTGGGACATCGTCCTCGACCAGCGGCAAGGCGTCCACGGTGGCATCACCCAGCGCGTCGCCATGCTGCCGACCGACCTGGCCGACATCGTCGCCTGCCTCAAGTCCTGCCACACGACCATCGTCGAGCTGCGCGCCGAGGTGCAGCGGCTCTCCACCATCGCCCGGCCGAACGGCTGAAGCGAAACACCAACCAACCAACCACAGAAGGACCAACCATGACCAGCAACGACCTTGACTGGGAGTTCGAGGAACTCTCGACCTCCGGCACGTTCGCCACGTTCAAGTCGCTCGGCGACAGCTACACGGGGCGCATCGAGCAGTTCAGCGTCGACGGCGGCACCGACTTCGACGGGAACCCCGTGCCGCTCCTCGTCCTCGCCACCGTCGACGGCACCGTCAAGATCACTGGCTCCCAGGCGTCGCTGCGCCGGCAGATGACCGACCTCGCCACCCGGCTCACCGTCGGCCACGGCTGCAAGGTCACCTACGACTCGGACTACGAGACGAAGCACGGCACGAAGGGGAAGTCGTTCGCCGTCGCCGTCACCCCGACGCCCGTCGCGCCGATCGTGCCGACGTACAGCGACGACGAGGCCCCGTTCTGACCTGAGCGCCACTGCCACCAGTTGGCCCGGTCCGGGATTGCGCCCCGGACCGGGCCGGTGTCCATCAGTCCTCCACAGAAGGGAACCCGAAAGACATGGCGACACTACTGATCCCCACGCCCATCTGGGCCACGCCCGACGGCTGGTTCACGACCACCGCCCACACGCTCGAACAGGCCGACGACGAGCAGCTCGTCGATCACTTCCACCGGCTCGCCTGCGCCTGCATCCTCGCCGCCGACCAGGGCGTCCACAACGTCGCGCTCGTCGCTGCCCGACGCTGGTCGGAGTGGGTGATCGGCGTCCGGCTCGGTGACGGCGTCACACCCGACGGGAAGCCGATCAACCCCGGCCCGGCGTTCGCCAAGCTCACCCCACGGCAGCGCCTCACCTGCTGTCAGATGGGACGCCTCGACGGCGACGTCCTCCACGACCACCTCCGGCGTGCCACGTCGATCGACGAGGTCGGACGCCAAGCCTGCCTGCGCTACGTCGACGCAGTGGTGGCGTGACCGACCTCGACCCACGCGAAGCGAACTTCCGAGATGCGCTCGCGATGCGCGCCAAGCTCGCCGAGGCGCGCATCGCACAGCGCGAGCAGACGCTCGTCGACAACGCCGACCCGGCGACCGAGGCGATCCTCGCCGACCTCGTCAACCAGCGCGTCACAGCGTCACAACCCGAGCCCCTTGTCGAGCACGTCGAGCTGCCCGACTGGCCCGTCGACGTGCTGCCCGACTGGGTGGCCGACCACGTCACCACCACCGCGGCCCGGCTCCAGGTGCCCGTCGACCTCTGCTGCCAGCTGGCCGTCGGCGTCCTCGCCTCGATCACCCAGGGCCACGTCCGGGTCGCCGTCGACGACTGGGCCGAACCGACTGCGCTGTTCTGTTACTGCGCCATGCACTCCGGTGCCGGCAAGTCCCCGGCCGAGAAGGCGATTGTCGGGCCACTGCGGGAGTGGGAACGCCGCCGGCGGGCCGACACCGCCGACGACCACGCCATCGCCGACGCCGAGTGGAGGGTCGCACAGAAGCGCGTCAAGGAACTCGAATCACAGCACGCGAAAGGTGCGTGCGACCTGTCGGAGTTCCGGGAGGCTGCGATCCGTGCCGCCGACCCGCGACCTGCGCCGTTCCGGCTCACCGTCGACGACACCACGCCCGAACGCCTCACCCAGCTCCTCGCCGCCCACAAGCGGCTCGCCCTCATCTCCACAGAAGCCGGGCTCCTCGACATGGTCGCCGGGGCCTACGCCGCGAACTCCCAGGCGAACCTCGACGTGTACCTCAAGGCGTGGGCCGGCGAAACGATCATCCGGGACCGCAAGGGCGGCGACGGCGGGCCCGAGACCACCGTCGTCGAGGACGCCCTGCTGTCGGTCGTCCTGACGATCCAGCCGTCGGTCATCGAGAGGTACCAGCAGACCCAGCCGGAGCTGCGTGGCCGCGGGTTCTTCGCCCGGTTCATGCCGTCGATGCCGACGTCGCTGGTCGGCACCCGGAGGTTCGCCAAGCGTGGCGGCCCAGGGCCTGAGGCCGATTGCTACGCCGCCCGGATCGCCGACCTCGCCGACACCCTCAGCGGCCCCGAGTTCACCATCACGCTCGACGACGACGCCGCCGAGGAGTTCTACGGGTGGTGCGAACAGATGGAGGCCGACCTCGCCCCCGGCCGGCCCCTCGAACCTCTGCACGACGCCTCGTCGAAGATCAGGTCGTCCACGCTCAGGCTCGCTGCGATTCTCACCACAGCGTCCACCCAGGCGCTCACCGTCGACGTCGCCACGATGCGGGCGGCGATCAGGGTGGGCGACTACTGGGTGGCGCACGCGATGGCCGTTGAAGGTGTCGTCCTCGGTGCCGACTCCGAGGACCAGCACGCCGTGGACGTGGCCGTCGACATCCTCAACTGGTGCCGGAAGCACAGCCGAACGGAGTTCACCCCGAGGGACGTCCACCTGTCGCTGCGACGTCGGTACTACCACGTCGAGGACCTCGTTCCCGGCCTGGAGCTGCTCGAAGCGAAGGGCTGGGTGTGGTTCGTGCTGGGCGAGTTGACCGACGTCGGCCAGCGTGGTGCGCGCGTTCTCGCGCGAACTCGGCCCGAAGTTCTCACGCGCAGCGTTCAGCATCTCACGGACAGCGGAAGTACGCGTACAAGTACGCGTACGCGCTTAGAGCAGGGGAAAACACCTCCTCCTCCTCCCAAAAGCACACCCACAGACGAGGACCCGGACCCTGCGCGCGTACGCGTACTTGTACGCGAACTCACCGAGGCCGACCTGGGGCCCTTGCTGTGAGCAGGCACGACGACGAGGTCTACGACTTCCTGTACTCGATCGCCGCCGGCGTCGCCCTGCGTGAAGCGGCCGCTTACCTCGTCACCGCGCTCAAGATCATTCGCGCCCTCGGCTACGACACGAACGACCTCGACCTCTGGCCCGTCGTCCTCGCCGACGCCGCCTGGGAGTTCGACCCCACCTGCACCCGAGCACCACAGGAGTACCGCCATGCCCAGGACCAAACGCCCGAGTGAACTCGCTCAGACCGCGGGCTTCATCCACCTCGCAGCTCGACGCTGCCAGGCCGACGTCGCCGTCGTCCTCGGACGGCTGCGCGACTGGTCGGCCGGTGCGTCGAACACCTCGAGCGGACCGTCCCCGAAGAACCAGGTCGGCAGGCCCACCGAGGCGCAGGCCCTCGGTCACGACCAGTTCGGCCAGCTGCGCGAACAGCTCGTCCACCAGCTGCTCATCGCCGACCGTGCGATGCGCAACGTCGAGTCGATCCGACGCCAGGTCATGGACGACCCACCGAGCCGACACCCCGAGGAGCGTGGGCTGGCGAAGTGCTGCAACATCCACGGCTGCCCCGACGACGCGTGGGCTGAGCGTGCCGGTCGCTGCGACACCTGCTACCGCTACCACCGGCGCAACGACCTCGACCGTCGCAACCCGACCGAAGAAACTGCGTGAAGTCGTGGACAGCGTCGACGTGACTGTGGGACATTGGGTATCTGACCGGGCGTGTGCCCGGCCTTGTTCGTTGCGGAGGGTCCATGCCACGTCGGCCTGACCCACGTCACGACGTCTGGCTCGTCGAGTGGCTGGATGCCTCCGACGCGTTCCCGACCTGGCAGAAGGCGTCGAGCGTGAAGCGCTCCGACCGTGAGCAGCTGGTCCAGTCGGTCGGCTACCTCGTCGAGGACACCGACGAGTTCGTGACGCTGGCGACCAGCACCGTCGACTCCGATGACGACGACGATCACTTCGGTGGTGGCATCCACATCCCGACTGCGCTGGTGCGACGTCGCACCCAGCTAGCGTGAAGCTCACCGTCCTCGCCGGCCTGCCCGGTTCAGGCAAGTCGACGTGGGCGACGGCGCAGGCGCTGACAACTGGCGCTGCAGTCGTCACCGTCGACGACATCCGAGTCGGCAACGCTGACCCGGCATCAACGATCAACCGGGCTCGACGTCGAGCTGCAGCGACTCTGAGCGCAGGGGCTGACCTGATCGTCGACTCCTGCAACGTGCACGCCCAGGTCCGCCGCAGCTGGCTCAACGTCGGACGGGCAGCCGGCGCTCGCTGCGTCCTGCTGTTCATTGACACGCCAGTTGCGCTGTGTCGTTCACGCAACCAGCAGCGCCCAGTCGGCGAACGTGTCAGCGCCGAGACCTACGACCGGTATCTGTTGGCTGCACAGTCAACCCTGGCAGCGGTTGCCAGCGAGGACTGGGATGAGGTGAGCGTCGTCGCTGGCGACGGTGACCTGCCATCCCCTGGTGTGACCGCCACGTCGAGGAGCTGGTGATGGCAGCAGGACATGGGCGACGAGGGCGACCGTGGCTTCGGCTGCGTGCCGAGGTGCTGGCATCGTCCGACGTCTGCTGGTTGTGCGGCCTGCCTGGGGCGGACACCGTCGACCACATCCTGCCGCTGTCGCTGCACCCTGAGCTGGCGCATGACAGGTCGAACCTCGCGCCCGCACACAACCGGTGCAACGCGTCGAAGGGCGCGTCGACCACCCGCACCCCGGCTGCGTCCTCGCGCCGCTGGTGAGGCCCGGTCGGGTCGAACCTGAGAATCCTGAGAACCTGAGAATCCTGAGAATCGGTCGGGTCGAACGGATGTTCTTTCGCAGGGGCCAGCGGGAGACT